CCTGCAATTCTGATGCAGCCTGCGGACCGAACAGAATCTTAAATGATCCAGAATTCCAAATCATCGAATCACTAACCATTTTATATTGATCGAGCGATTGAAATTGAATACGTAATTCTTCTGTCGTTGGTGGTTCTGGCATAGCAATAATGCTACCATTACTATTTTTCCAAATTAACATATCTCTATAGAAACTATCTGTAATAACAACCATATCAATAATATTAGTTGGCGATGGATCAACACGTTGATCAATTGGAGAATAATGACTCCACTTAAAGTATAATGGTAATCTCTCATCTTCTGCAACTGTTGTATTCTGTGTAAATACCTTTCCATTCTTATCAAAGTGATATTTGTCAAGAAGTGTAATAAATGTTTGTCCGGTAGGATATGTAACTAAGTTTGCCGATGTCCCGGTATCAAAAGAATAATATACACCAAATCCTGGAGGGCTGATACTAGAAATTAGGAATGATTTATTTATAAAATATGTTGTTAGGATATTTGACTTATCAACAACAGTGGTGGTACCGGCTAACCATGGAAAGAATATAAGTTGTGACGGAATTGGACCATTGAAAAATGCAGTTATCTGATTTGCGATGGATTGGGTTGCTGGCGCTATCGAATTAAAGAGCATCTGTGATATATTATTCACAAAAATTAAATCTGCACTATCCATGTAAACTGTTGTTGCTGGTGGTGGATCGTATTGACTTCCTGGACCAGTTCCGCCTACGAGCAACACGCTAGAAATAAACGGTGGGCTAAAAAGTTGAGTATTATCAAATAAGTCTACAGGAAAATAAACATATAAATCTGTTGCAACATTTGCCATTGTAGTTGCCCAATTTGTAATCCATGGGCGGGTACTTTGATATCCGGTAACTTCGTTATTATAGAATTCAAATACAATTCTATCTTCCGGCGACACAATCTGATTAAACCCGTCTGGATTATCAGCAATACCATCATTGTTATTATCAATTAGTGATACTTCAACTTTTGAGGTATCAACATAACCATCAACTTGGGTGAACACACCTGTAATATTAAACGGTACCTGTTTTCTTAAGAATGCGTTCTGTGGATTTGGAATGGGCGACGGTGGTAGATTATTGTCAATTGAACTATTTGTATTAACAAAAGGCATAATCTCGATAGTATCTTCTAATGCTAATCCTGTTGAATTATCAATAACAACCTGTCCCGGTTCCCAAAAGAAGCGAACATCTCTATAAGACTCAAAAACATATACACGACCGCGAGCAGTCAAATCATATGTGGTAATACCAAGCTCGTTATTACTTGCAATGCTTACATATAATAACCCACCGGCTGCATAAGGTGCCCAATCTGAATAAATTTCTTCTGTTGGTAATCCATCATCGATAGGTGGTGCATATACCCATGGTTGATCTGCCTGATTTGTTAATCCCGGTGTTGCAGCAGTAGATGTATGCCACTCGTCCGTTAATAGATCATAATAAAGCCAGAATGAAATTCCATTATCGATGGCAATAACAATCTCGGCAATTTCTGTAGTATTCAAGTCATTTCTAAAAATCGGAAATACTCTGACTGCCTGATAATTAAGTTGTTCCTCAACACCTAATTCAACTGGCCCTATATTAGCATAAGGATTTAATGGATTAATAATCAACGGAATTCCATTCTGAATAACACTTCGAACCGATGTTGAATTTAGTGTTGATGGAATTAAAGGATTTACAAATTCTAATACTGAACCAGCGGTAATAAATTCCCAGGGTTGGTAAACATTTAAGTTAGCTGTATCGGGATTAAGTGAGGTTAATGTGTTCACTAATCCCACAGCAACAGTTGATATTGTAGAATTTGTAAAGAACCCGGTGTCATTTTTAAATTTCTGTGGACTAGTTTTCCAAAATAGAGGAAGTTGAAACGGATTACTTAGATCCAATAGTGAGAATCCCGGGTCGGCCGGTAGTTGTTTATTCACACGAATCGTATTTTCAAATTGTGGAAGATATTCATCATAGAAAAATTCAGATACCTGTGGATCTCTAAGCATTTCTTGAATTGTATTAATTAGGATATTTTCTATCGTACCGGCATTAGATGAGTCTTGTATAACTTCAACTAATACATTTTGATTATCTCTATATAATGCCCCGTCTTGGCCAAATATGATTAGGTCCCTATGAAATCCGGTTGGATCATTTAAATCAATGTAACGGCTTTGTCCGCTATATGTTCTGTCAATTGCCTGTATTTTAGCAATCTGATTTCCAAACACAAGTGGTAAGACATTATAATCACTACCATTAACCATTCTTGATTGTGTTGAAAATACCTCTGGGGCACGAAGGCGAATCTGTTCGTCTGTTTCGGAAGGTGCAGCATTACCGATTGTTTGTTCGAGATTGAAAACAATGCGTAACACATATTCTTGCTGATCAAATCCAATATACGGAATATTGATTTGTAGGCCTTGTGCATCATCTGGACGGATTACAAGGGCCTGATTGGCGCTTACACGAACCCAGAATCTAAACAATCCAGTTGGTACATTACCAAAATTACCATCGGCAAAACGTATTGAAACATTATTGTTTGCACCAGAAATTACATCAAATATATTTCTTTCAGCAAATTGAATGCTATTATAGATAACATTTTCACCAGCGAGTGCAGGAACCTTTACCCATTTGTTAATAACGGTACCGCTGCCATCAGTCTCTTGGGCATACACATCGTCCTGATTAATGTTTTGAATATCAATCGGAAATACACGATTAGGAACAGGAAATTCAAAGTTGGTATCGATATTTAGAAGATTACCTTGTTTGAAATATAAGAAGAATCCGGTATTAGATGATGATACCCCTAAGCTATCATTTCTATAGATAAAGTTAAATGCATTAGCAGGATCTGGATCACGCTCAAATATTGTTTCATTTGTAACAAAATCTGGATTACATACATCAATTGGATATTCTTGTCCACTAACTGTAACAGATGTAGGATATGTGACATTTAGACGAGGAATACTGTTTAGCTGATATAGATCAGTTGGAATTGACCCAATTGTGCCACTCTTTGTTGGACGCCCAAACGGGTTAAGTGTGCTGAATGCGGCATTGCAAACTTGCACAAATTGATCGAACCAATCTGGATTGTTTGGATCATTCCAAAAGATTGCTGTGTCGTTAATGTTTATGCCATTTGCATCTGTTAGTGGTTGATTGGTTTGTACTGCGGCAATCTTAAACAATCCGCTTGCCGGAATATTTCTGCGTGGAACATAGTTAACCATCTGAGCAAGACGGATAATACTTTCACGACGTTCAGCAGTATCAATAAAGTTTTCACGACTATTAAGATCTGTTCTAAATGCTAGGCTTGTACCAAAATATGCAAGTAATTCAATGATTGCAATAAATTCAGAACTTTCAATATAGTCGTTGAAGTCTTCTGGATAGTAAGTTTGAATATAGTTAATTAGGGCCTGCTTTAATGTGTCAAAGTCATAAGCAGTATAATCGATAAACGAAAAGGCCTTAAAAATCTTCTTATAATCCTCTCCTGCGAAAAGGTTTGATTGGCGGATTGATTCTGACATTAGAAAGTCTCTCTATCTTTAAGTGAAAAAATAACAAATAGGTTATCAGTTATTGATTCGGGTTTAAATAATAAAACCATAACAATATTTAAGGCCTGGTCTTCTTGAAATGCATCAATTGATACAAGTTCTACTCTTGGTTCTGATTGGATGACGTTAACCGCATCTGCTATAATTGCACCCTTTGTATATTCATCAAATGGATCAAATAAGTAATCATAAATTCTTGTGCCAAAGTTAGGTAACATTACCCTTGACCCAAGTGGTGTGGCAAATGTATTTTCAATATCTCTTTTTACTAATTCAATATTATTGAGGTTATAGGGAGGGGAAGGCTGTCCTACAGTGTTGAATCCAACAAAGTAGGGCTTCCTATTAATCCGTTTTGGTTGAACTAACCCTTTCTGATTTGATGCCATATAATTCTCTTTCTGTTATTTATCAAGAGAATTAAGTAGGACTATATTAAGCGGAAGATTTTCTATTTGCCCAATATTCCTTCATTTTTATCGATCTTTTTATTTTTGATTCTTCCGAGATAATCTGTTTCAATCTTGCATCTTTCATCTTTTGTTTAGACTCATCGGAATGTGTTTTACCATAAAAATGATTATTTTCACCTATATGAGACCTGCTTATTTTTTTACAGGTTTCTTCTGTGTGATTTTTACCTAAGTTTGCTTGTCTAAGTTTTTCTTTGGTATCTTCTGTCACCCGGTGGCCCATTTGTGCTTCGGACATATTCTTTCTTACTTCTACAGAACGATTCTGTTGTGCATATGTTATCTTATCTTGCACTTCCTTTGGTCTATTCTGTTGTGCTGCAGACATTTTCTGTCTTGTTTCATCAGACACAATCCTATTTGACATTATTTCGGCATGCTTTCTTCTTAACCACCCATATTCTTTATTATTTTTAACTCGATTTATCATCCATTTTGCTGCATATATTAAACTGGGATTATTATATATTTTTACCAATAATAGATGTGCCACAAGATGTTCTTCTGGTGTAAGATCGACTAAATTTATAGGATCATTAGTACCTCCTATACATCTCGGAATAATATGATGATATTCGGTGTATCCGTTTATTGTTCTGCATCGTGCTCTTTCTATAAGGCGAGTATAATGTATATTATAATTCATCTAAATCTCTAAATAAATATTATAATATTATTTATCCCTTTCGGTCGCAGCCGTTTGGGTCAACATTATTAACAATCATGGTAATAATATTTGGACCACGACGACCCACTTGTGTGAACCACCTTGATTGCCTTAGTGAATCTCCTGCGGCATTGTAATTTCTTGCCTTCATTGCAGCTATAAATCTTACAAACTTTGAGAGTCTTCCTTCTCCCATATTATAGCATAGGTCAGCACAGGCACGTTTTCTTATATCTGTTAATTCGCCCCATACATCAATACCTAATAATCGTTGGGCGCCTGATATAGAAATAGATGCATCTTGTTCAAACCACTGATCTACTTGTTCCTTAGAAATAATAGTTGGTACAGGAAATTTTATCTTTTCATTTGTACGCAATAGGTGCCCAATTCCACCTGTTGGTAAATTTTTTGTATCTAAGTAAGAAACATATTTAATACCTTCGTGAATCTTTAGTTGACACTTATATGCCTCCAGATTAAAATTCTTCGAAATCGCACTTTCATCTGCTGGCGTTGGTGGTATATCTGTATTATTCGCGCCAGGTGTTGTATCGGTTGGTGGTGATGCGGTTGCCTCACTGCCTGCGCCACCTGAGCCCGGATATGTTTTTGCCCCGTCTGTTTGCGTCGGTGTATAGCCTGTAATTGATTTGAATGTGAAATTTTCATGTTCTGGACATGGTTCATAGGTCGGTAATGTACTAACCGTTGTCTGTAATGCCTCAGCATTTCTTTTAAATTTAGATTCTGGATCAGACCAAGTGGCAAGAATATTAATCTTCTCAACCTGTTGTTTAATTTCTGCTGGTGTTGATTTAGTTGCCTTTGATGCAGCACTTGCATCTGTGGGCGAAATAGGTTTATTAGTTGGGACGGCACCACCGAGTTGCACGGCGCCACCAAGGAAGGAACCTGCTGTAACCTTTAAAGTTGAATTTATTTCGACGCCGCCTGTAATTCTCGACTTGCCTGTAATATCAAAGAATTTTGCTGCTGAAAGAATATTTGTATCAGCTTTTAGGTTGATACTTGTACCTGTACTAATTGATGTCATAGTTCCAGATTTCAAATTATACTCTGCATCTGTTTGTGTATGAATATCGCCGGCCGACTTGTAATCTTGTTTTCCAGAGGTAGTGGTTAGCGCATAATTGTTTTCAATTAGAACAATATTATCTTTGCCAACGGTTATAAAGAAATCCTTAAGCACATCTATATTTGAATTATTCTTTACTGTTTGAAAAGAATCTTTATGAACAGTTGTGTGCATATTATTGAGTGCTTGTACTACAATATTGCCGCCCTCACCAGCGCCTTCACCTACATATTTGTATAATGGAATAGTTTGTGTATTAGGGATATTATTAATATCGTATGTGAATGTCGTAGTGGAAGTAGTTGTATCTTTAGCAGCCTTCATAAAGATATTTTGACCTGCTTCAATATTGATGTTTCTATCTGCACGTAGGTTAATGTCTTTCTGAGCACGCATTGAAATATTTGTTGCACCAAAAATATCTATATTACCCTTCTGATCCATTTGCACCCAGGCAGTACCGTCTCGATTAATTAGGTAAACGAATCCATTTGTTTCATCTAGTTTAATCTGTGCTCCAGATTTAGTAGTTAATTGAACATATTCGGATCCGCTCTCGTCATCCATAATAAAGGATGAACCGCCCTTTCTTCTAATATTAGCAGGAGACGCGGTAGTGTCGATAACTGGTCCCGGTGTTAGAATTCCAAAAACTGTACTAGGGGATTCGCGGCGAGCACTTGAGGTGGTAATACCGCGGCCTTGGTCGGTAATTAATCCCTGATTTCCCAATCCTTGAAACTTTGTTTTTTCGTAAGGTTTAGTTGCTCTGTCGGGCTGCGTTACCTTTAGATCCCATTTATTATATTCAGCTACGGGTATTAATTTTTCCGGATATTGATAATTATTCGCATCAGCAGCCATGCCGGGTACCATATTATTCATAAATTGATTATATAGACACCCGATCCAAAACCCGCGGGCAGCATCGCCATTAGCAAACATTACTAATACCTGATTGTTTATATCGGGCGGGATCATCCATATGCCATATGATGTCTGAGTACCATCAAAATCTTGAATATTAGCTTTACTGGTTGTATTGTCATTTGTTGCTCCGGCAAACGGAGAACAATAATTCACAACCATCCAACCAGATTCCTCATTTGGTGCCGCGCCAAGTTCTGGAATCCACACACGGAGTCTTCCGTTTCTCTGAACATCTGATGCGTCTTTAACAAAACCAACATATACACCACTAAGTAAAGGTGCTCTACCCAGTGGTTGTTGACGTCCGTCAGATGTTGGGGCATTTGTTCGCGTATTTGTATCAATGTATGGCATTTTTATTCAACAGTAGATGGTAGGCCAGGGAGTGAATTTGGAATTTCGGTAGGAATATTTGAACCAATTTTAGTACCAATGCTACCAAATGGATTAGCTACTCTATTTGTACTAAATTGGCTTTCGATACCCGGTATATCCACCTTTCCAAGTATTCGTTGGCCTGTTGAGATATCGGACAATCTACTTTTACTAATTAATTCTTTTGGATTTGTTGGAACATCTGGCTTTATGGCAGCAGGTTCAAGCTCATTTATAAATTGTGATATATTAATATTGTAATCCATTATACATGATAATTCTTGATGAAATTTACCCATTTCAAATTTACTCTTTATATTATTTACTTTAAATATACCACTTAGCATTTCAACTTCCTGGAAGGCACTTGTATCGTCACCGGCCTCGTTATTAATGTCAAATACCCGGGGTGTCCTAAACCTAATCATAAGAAAATTATCCGTTCCTCTTAGATTAACAGCATTTTCCATTTCTATATGAGCATTCTTAATAAAATTAATAGCCTTAGATGTATCTTTTTCTAATGTGAAGAATAATTTTTCATTTCCCTCTGCAACCGGTTGAGGGAATAGCCAGAACGGATCACCCTTTATGTTTAGGGTAATATGGGCAAAAGACGCATCTAATGAACTGTGCAATGCTTGAGAAAATGCATTTGATAACTTTTGAATTCCGGAATTACTACTCGATACAACACCTGTACCAGTCTGACGAGATTGCATATTATCGCGGCGCGCCACGGGTCGCAGTTTACCTTTAATTTCTAAATAGGTTTTTGCTTCTTCGGTTAATACATTTTGACGGCTTGTGTTTATATCAGAGAGAAAATTAAATTGTTGATTGGTAATTTTATTTACTACCGGTGTCGCAAGAATTCGTGCTCGTGATGTTGCTTCCGACAATTTACCGTCCGTATCTTGTCCGGCTGTTTGTCGTTCCTTCACAAAATTTAATCTATTTTCTGATTTAGCATTCTCGAGAATTTTAATATATCTTTCTTTAACATTGGGCGGTAAATCAGCAGTAGCAATTTCAGTGCGAGTTTCACTAACTGTTATTCCGTCGTCGGCATCAACTTCTCCCTTAGATGCTGTATTTAGAAAAGCAATTGTTGATTTTAATTTTTCAGCAAGGCGGGCCGCGTTATCTGATTTTGTCTGATTTACCATACCCTTATCTATCTCAGCTGCATTATCGTAGATGCCGCCCATTCTACCAACTGAAGATGCCATAGCACTATTAATTTTTATATCAAAATTTATAATCTGGTCATTTAGACCGGTAAAGATGTAGTTATATTTTTTCTTAAGAATATTATTTTCAATATAGGTATTAAGTCTTTTACGCTCTGCATTAATTGTTGAACTTCCTGCAGAATCTTGTGATGTATTAACATCAAGTACACCGATATCATATTGTATGATAAAATAAGTAAATTCTCGTGCATAGTCGTTTTGATATGGGTCATATTCTAACAATCTAGTTTCTGTAATAATTCTCCAGAATGTCTTCATCTGGCTTGTTTCAGCATTCATAGATTTACCATTCCCCCCCGGGGTGGAGGAATTACTTATATATTTCTGCGCGTCTTCAGACTGTGATAAGAGGCTATCAATAATCTTATCAATGCCTGTTCCTTGTGGAAATGTGCCATTCTTCTTTCCATCAACTTTTACTGTGCTATCGTTTCTAACTGAATCGGTATTATGGGTCGACGGTGTTATGGCATAATTTGCAAGTTTCGAATCGACAACAATTTTATAAGAATCTGGTATACTTGCAGTACCGATTAATCTATAGATCTGATCACCATTTAATGCATCTTGTAATTTTTTCATTGCATCTTCGAAATTAGAGAGATCGCGTAATACAGTTGTATTCGGTAATGAAGCATATGCATTGCTTAATGCTAAATCATTATTAATAATTGCTGTAACTTCATATTTTGTTCCTACACTAGTCACATTGGCCTTAATATCAGTTAATTTCAATGACCATATCCATTTTAGACTAGATAGTTCACCCGGTAATCCATTTTCTGCTTCAGATGTTTCTGGAGAACGAGCCTTGAATTGCAGTTGCATGTAATAAGGTACTACTGACCAATTACCTATACCTAATGCTAGTGATTGAAGATATATCTTATCAAGCAGAGTGGCGCTCGAGGGTTCGAATATTTCAAATCTTATATTTGTTGACAGGCCGGTGCCACCATCGACACTTGGTGTTCCTTGTGAGTCGATAACAACATTATCTATAGTGAAATCAGTAACTGCTGATTCTGCAATGATTATCTGATTTGCTCTATTAAAAATATCTCCACTACTTGATGCCTCGGGCGTCACCATAAAAAATTTCCAATGGTAGGTAACAGCATCGTATTGATCTAGAATATTAGGTAAGAAATTTACTGCAAGCGTCGGGGTATCTGTTTGAGTGGGTGTAGATGAAACAACAGTCTTGTGATTTCGGCCTTCGTGGCTATAATTATTATCTGATCTCTCAAACTCGAGATTATTCGTCGTTCTTGGCGCCACAACAACATCCTCGAGCTGGGGTTTTTTAGAAATAGCACTCACCCCCGGATTACCCTGAGTAGAAATGCCAGATTGATTTATAGCATGTATTTCAACCCGAGGAGCCATAAATGATTTTTCAGCCATAAATTATTGTTTTAAAATATTAACAGGAACAAAAATTTCTAATCCTGCAACAAAATCATTGATTGGATCGATGATGAGATCTGGATTTCTCACGCAGAATACCCACCATAAACGAGGTGTGCCATATTCCTGATTACTTAGTAAATCTGGACGTTGATTGAATTCGGGCGGTATGATTATAATCTTGTCAAAATCACTCTTGGGCACGGTCCTAGGAACCCATAGATCGAGATACCAATCCTTAATCGGCGTCAACAGATATTGACTAGAATCTTTTGAGTTTGCTGCCATTAAATGTATCCATTATTGACTAATTTACCCGACCTAAATTCGTCGAGATTAAATTGATTTCGTAATTGAATTGGAATGTATTGAGTTTCTAATTCCATATTAACCGTTAAATGTGTTGGAACCCATGTATAACCATTAGAATTGGTTGGGGGTCTTATTACAGTTGATCTGCGACCACCATATCCGCGTGGACCTGCATCTTGTTCTAAGGTGCTACTACTTCCCGATGTATTAACTGCCACATAATCAATGTTGGCCGGTAGCGTATAATCAAAGCTTTTCACAACAACCGGCACATTATTAAATTGATATTCACCTAAGTAATTAAAAACTAATACCGGTGGCGGAGTACCGGCTTTATTGTAAGGATTAACACCAAAATAAGATTTCGTTACGGACCGGAAGAAGTGGATAACCGCTAATAAATACAATGCTTCATCGTTCGACTGTGCTGTAAATTCAGCTGTGATGCCTATTGGTTTTGGGTAAGATCTAACATATGCATTGTAATTATAGTTTGAATGGATGAAGGGTGTTTGATCATATTCAGTTACTGAACCGGTTGTAATTGCCGGAGTATATGGAAAAAGGACACCGCCTGTTTGATAAAGAGGAAACAAAAGATTTGATGAATCTCTCGGACCCAGGATTGACTCAGCGACGCCACCACGATTTGTTATTAAATTTTTCGGTTGCAGACGTGCTCGTTGATCTTGTTGTGCCATTAGAAGTCCTCCTATCTTCTTATTTATCATGGTCATAAACTGGTACTTTTATACTGATACTGTTGACGAAATGCTTTAAGTGTGTTACACTTTACGAAACCCTAAAGGAGAAGACATTAATGTCCCCAGACCTAAACGAAGAAATGCTAATAGAAGACGACGAGGGTAATGTAGCACCTGAAATTGTTGTCATAGCACCCGTTAAAAAGATTAACTACCTAAACAATAAAGACATGCTCAAGGAGATTCACCGTAGTAAAAATTCCTTTTGCGAATACATTGATCCAAGGTACAGCGACTATGATGTAATTATTGAAAGTGTTGCTGAAATTTTTCTACCTGAAGTACAAGAAAAAGCAAAGATTGCTCGTGCAGCAAGAATCGCAGCCACAGCATATGAAGCTGCACTGCTTGCTAAACCAAACGTTTCAAAAGCTGACAAACCGAGACTCGCAGAATTTAAGATTAAACCAGACACACTTTCTGTTGATGATTTGGTATTTCGTGTCTTAGGTTTTGATCATATTCCGCTTGCACCAGGTCGTAAGAAAAATCCTAAAAGCGAAGCTGATAGTTATATGAAGTTGAATTTCTATCCCTTCAAGCATTTCATTATTGAGAACGGTGTTGAGAAAGAGGTTGGTCGATCACATTCGAAGAATGGTAAATTCAATCTTGAACGCGGTTCCATTACAAACAAACTTGCAAAGATGTTTATCCTAATGGTGAATAAATATGGTCAACGTGGCAATTGGCGTGGCTATACCTATCTTGATGAGATGAAAGGCCAGGCTTTGTTGCAATTAGCACAGATGGGATTGCAATTTGATGAATATAAATCTGACAATCCATTCTCGTATTACACTGCTAGCGTTTCAAACAGCTTTACCCGTGTTCTTAACTTAGAAAAGAAGAATCAAGATCTTCGCGATGACTTGTTGATTGATAGCGGTGCAAGCCCAAGCTTCTCACGTCAATTAGCGGTCGAAGATGAAATTCGTAGACTAAGAGAAGATGCACAGGATTCGGCAAAAGATGAGCGTTAATTTATTTAATAAATGTGTAGTTTTCACCGACATCCATTTCGGCCTTCGCCATAACTCAAAAGAACATAATCAAGATTGCTTAGATTTTCTTGATTGGTTAATAGAAGAAGCACGTAAGTATGGCGCCGAAACCTGTATAATGATGGGAGATTGGCACCATCATAGGTCAAATATTAATATTTTGACCCTTGACTATACTATGCAGGCGTTAAGAAAACTTAATGCGGCCTTTAAGACAACATATATTATTGTAGGAAATCACGATCTCTTCTATAGAGAAAAGCGTGACATACATTCTATGGTTGTAGGTAGTGAGTTTCCTAATATTGTATTAGTTGATGCTCCTATAGTTAATGGCGATGTTGCTCTAATTCCGTGGCTAATTGAAGATGAGTGGAAAGAATATACCTCTATAAAATCAAAATATCTATTTGGACATTTGGAACTCCCCGGCTTCAAGATGAACGCAATGATAGAGATGCCCGATCACGGAACACTTAATGCCACACACTTTGAACATCAGGAGTATGTTTTTTCTGGACATTTCCACAAGCGCCAGACAAAAGGAAAAATAAGTTACATTGGGAATCCCTTTGGACATAATTATTCAGACATATGGGACTTTGAGCGCGGTGGAATGTTTTTAGAGTGGGATAAGGAACCTGTGTTTTTAGATTACACAGATGGACCACGCTTTATTAGTATCAACCTTACTGCACTTTTAGAAAATCCAGACATTTATCTAAAACCAAAGACATATCTCCAGGTAACATTAGATGCTGATATCACATATGAAGAGGCAAGTTTCTTAAGAGAAACTTTCTTATCTCAATATAATGTTCGAGAATTCAAACTTGTTAAAAATCAAGATGATGAGTTATCAAAGGATTATGCTGGAGATATAACATTCAAGACGGTCGATCAGATAGTCATTGAACAATTAACGAATATCGAAAGTGATTCCTTTGAGACAAAATTACTTGTCGAAATTTATAACGGACTGTGATATAGTAGGAAAAATGTTACAAATTAAATCATTAACTCTGAAGAACTTTCTTTCAATAGGAAATGTTACTCAATCAATAAATTTTACTGGTACCGATCTTGTTTTAGTGCTTGGCGAAAATTTAGATCTCGGAGGCAATGATAATCGTAACGGCGTAGGTAAATCAGCAATCGTCAACGCATTGTCATTTGCATTATATGGGGCAGCATTAACAAATATTCGCAAGGATAATTTAATAAATGCTACAAATATGAAAAACATGTTGGTTACATTAACCTTTGAGGTTAACGGAATTAATTATACTATTGAACGTGGTCGCAAGCCAGGCATTTTTAAGTTCATTAAAGACGGTGTTGAAAAAGACATGGGAGAAGACGAATCGCAGGGTGAAGGGCGTTTTACACAACTTGAGATTGAACGCATTATAGGAATTTCACACGATATGTTTAAA